GGTTTATCTGCGCTCTTGCGCCGGGTGTTTGCCTGTCGCGGTCGCGCGGTGGGAAGCAAAGTTTTTGCCGGTCGGCGCCCGGCTCGCCGCCTCCGCCGATCCTGCCCCCGCGCCTCCCCCGCCCCCGCGCTCCCCCGCGCCCCCTGGCCCTGGCCCCGCGCTCGATCTGTTTTCAATCCCGCCTTAATCGGCCCCTATTCCCTCCCTGCCCCCGCGCCCTTTGAAAGGGTCCGGGGGCTTTTTTTTGTGCCTGAGCGTGATCGCCGCCGCCTCGCCTTCTCGAAAGCCTCTTGATGCCCTGCCCGAGCGGGACGGATTGAGGGGGGGCGGAGGAGGCGAGGCGACTTGCCCCCCTCGCGCCCAGGGCTATATGCGCTCTTTTTCCCCGCACCCCTACCGCGCGAAAGAGGGGGAAAATCAAATCTCGGTCCCGCTTGGGAGCGAAAGGGACTGAAAAAGGGACCGAAATCATTCGGATTTATTTAGGAATTGTGTTTTATGTCAGTGCGTTATCTGTAAAATTAGCGCCAACGGGACCGACGGGACCAAAAAGCCGGGGCTTGTTATATATGAGAAGGGGGTGCGGGGTCCGTTTTTTCTTTCATTATGTGTAACCTTTCTTTTTCAGTCCCATTAATCCCATAATAAAAAGAAAAGGTTTTGAAACAATAAGTTACGCCAAAAAAAAGCGGGATTGACTGTTTTTTTTCGGTCCCTTTTCGGTCCCGCTCCCCCTGCTTTCGGTCCCGCGCTGGTTCAAAATATAAAATGACAACACAATATAAAGGGGCTATACCCTTATAAATGCACAAGATAAGGGGTTATGACATATGCAGAGACATTCAAGCGCGGGCGCATTTATCGACCGTCTGAGCGTCGGGATTATCGCCACGGCGGCGGCTCGGCGACAAAAGACCGGCGCCGGGTCTGGCGAGCGCGCCCCGGCTGGCCTCGGTCGCGGGGCGGTCGATCTGGTTTCAATCGAGGAGCGTATCACGACCCGCGACGGTGTTGTCGTCTTTGCGACGGAGGCGGGCAAGCGCACCGCCGTTCACAAGGTGCCACCGGTCCTGGCAAAGCTCTCAAGGCTCGACGGGCGCCGCCTTGCCGCGCTGGCCTATGCGGCGGCGGTCGAGGGCGTCGGCGCGGTGCGCGGGTCGGACTTGTCGGGCAATGTCTCGCGGGCCTCCTCGGGGTCGGTGCCAGACGGCGGCGCGGCGGTTCGGGTTGAGGATGCCGCAACGGTTCGCGCGGTTCGCGGCGTGGTGAATGGCTGGGCCTGGTCGCGCGCGCGGGGGGGCTTTGTTCCTGGCCCCGAGCGCCTGGTCCTGGCCCCTTCCAATAAGCGCGGCGACCGGTTAGCGGTGCGCGCGCTGGCCCTTGTCGATGCGGTGTGCCTTGAGGGGCGCGATATGAGTTACATCCTTGAGGCCCACGGCTGGACGGCTCACTCGCGCGACACCGCGCGCTTGAATGCTGCTATCCTTGAGGCGCTAGGGGAAATGTCGGATTTTTTCGGGTTCGCAAGCCGGGTGGCGCCTGTCGAGTTTGGTCGGTCGGTGCGATAAAGTTTGACACTTTGGACGGCCCCGACTTATTAAAGGGCCTCTCCAGAAATAACGCAAGCGCCTCCGCCGCCCTCCCTCGGCTCGGGCGCTTGTGTTGTCTGGAGGCTTTCAAAGGATTTCCGGGCATGTCGACCGAGCGCCACCCCTACCGCGCTTGGTATAAAACGGCGCGCTGGAAAAAGGCACGGCTTGCGCACCTGGTGCGCGAGCCTCTTTGCCGCTCTTGCTTGCGGCGGGATATCGTAAACGATGGAACACGAAAATCAAACGGATGCCATCAAGACGATCCCCGCCGCAAGTTTAGAGTGTGCGATCACATTATCCCGCACCGGGGCGACCTCGCCCTCTTTTGGGCGGTCGATAACTGGCAAACCCTTTGCCCCGATTGTCACGACCGCGACAAGCAGCGCGAGGAGTTTCACGGATTTAGTCAAGAGCGCGGCGCCGATGGTTGGCCGATTGATCCCGCTCACCCTTCAAACCGGTAGCCACCCCCGGCCCCTCGCGATTGTTTCGCATGGGGGGGGGGTGGGTCCGATCCTTGGGGCCTTTGGTCAAGGACCGGAGGGGAATGCTTTCTGTGCGCAAAACGGGAATTGAATAGAAAAAGCCACCTCCTGATCGGGTTTGGCGGATGGAGTTTTTTTTGCAATGGCGCGAGGCCGCACCCCCCAAAATGAAGCGGTCGTTCCGATGCGCGAGGAGGGCCAGCCCTCGCATAATATGGAAGCGCGCGCCCAGGCCCAGGCCGAGGCATTGCGCCCCGAGGGCCTGGAAGGTCCGCTTCTTTGGACCTACCGCCGCCTAGCGCCTGCCCTTTGTCACCCTTCTGTGGCGCGGCTCAACGCTAGTAATATTTTTATGTTTGTGCAGCTTTGCCGGGCGATCACCCGGCATGAGCGCCTCGCGACTGAGCTTGACGAATTGAAAGAGACCTACAAGGTGGTGACCCGCAACGGGACGCAATTCAAAACGCGCCCCGAGGTCGCGCAACTCAACGAAACTTTCCGGCAAATCCGGGGCCTCGCGGGCGAGTTCGGGATGACCCCGGCAACGGCGCGCGGCTTAACTGACGGCGGGCAAATGCCCTTCGACCTGGGCGACCCGCTCGACCCCCACGGTTATATGACATGACCGGCGCCGAGCTTGGCGCCGGGCCTGTCGGCGATCCTGTCACGGCCTGGGCCGGGGATGTCGTCTCGGGCGCGGTTATCGCGGGGCCTCACGTTCGGGCGGCGGCGGCGCGACATTTGCGCGACCTGGAACAAGGCCCCGCGCGCGGTCTCTTTTTTGATGTCGCGGCGGCGCAACGGATGATAGATTTTTTCCCCCGCGTCCTGCGCCTCAACGGGGGCCAGTTCGAGGGCAAGCCGTTCTACCTGCACCCGAGCCAGGCTTTTCGCATTGGTTCGCTTTTTGGCTGGAAACACAAGGCAAGCGGGCTTCGACGGTTCCGGCGCTTTTACGATGAGGAGGGAAAAGGAAACGGCAAGTCGCCGCTTATTGCGGGCATTGGTCTCGCGATGATGGTCGCCGACAATGAGCCGAGCGCGGAAATTTACGCGGCGGCGGCGATCAAAGACCAGGCGATGGTGATGTTTCGCGACGCGGTTTCGATGCGCGATCAATCGCCGGTCCTACGCAAGCGGATTAGCGCCCAGGGCGAAAACCCGGTCTGGCAATTAACCTATAGAGGCGCGCGCGGCGACAAGCGGTTTTTCAAGCCTATCTCGGCGGAAAAGAAAAAGTCCGGGCCCCGCCCTCATTGCGCGCTCTGTGATGAGGTCCACGAACACCCGAGCCGGGACGTGATCGACATGCTAGAGGCCGGTTTCAAGTTCCGTCGCCAGCCTCTTTTGATAATGGCGACAAACTCGGGGAGCGATCTAAAATCTATTTGTTGGGAGGAACACCAGCACGGGGTGAATGTTTCCTCGGGCATGGTTGAGGACGATACGACTTTCGCGTTTATTTGTTCCCTTGATCCTGGCGACGATTGGGAAAATGACCCCTCTTGTTGGATAAAGGCAAATCCGCTTCTCGGCACGATCCTCACCGAGGAGTATCTCGCCGACCGGGTGGCGCGCGCTAAAATGATGCCGGGCAAGCGCAACGGCATAGCCCGGCTTCATTTTTGCCAATGGACGCAAGCGGTGACGGCGGCAATTCGGCGCGAGCCTTGGCTCGCCTGTCACGGCGATGTCGACCCGGACGCGCTTACGGCGGCGGGGTTCCCTTGTTTCGGCGGTCTCGATCTGTCGCAAGTTCGCGACTTCTCGGCGCTCACCCTGACGTGGGTTCTTGATGCAACAAAGGGCGCGGAAAAGTTCGCCTCGAAAACTTGGTTCTGGACACCGAAAGACACGCTCTTGACGCGCGCCGGGACCGACCAGGCACCTTATGATCTATGGGCCGACCAGGGCTTTATTGAGGCGGTTCCCGGTGAGCGCCTCAAGTATGCTTGGCTCGCGGATGCTATCGCGCGGCTCAACTCGAAACACACGCCCGAGGCTATCGCCTGCGACCAGTACGGGCTTGAGCGGCTCACCGAAAGCCTGACCGATATCGGCGCGGTTATCCCCGCCGAAATCCACCCTCAAGGATACCAAAAAAGGGTGCTTGAAAAAGACCCGGACGCGCCCGAGGGGGCGACCGAAATTTACCTTTGGATGCCTGACACGATCAATAAGCTAGAGGAGGCGATTTACGACGGGCGCTTGACGCTCGCTAAAAATCCGCTCCTCGATAGCATGGCGGCGTCGGTTACTTACGATGAAAACCGGACCGGTCACCGGATGTTCGACAAGCAAAAAGCGCATGGTCGAATTGACGGGATGGTCTCGCTTGCGATGTCGGTCGGCATCGCTCTTTGCCGCGACCGGTCGCGCGAGGTCTCGCCCTGGGACAATGACAAATTTTCTATGGAGGTTGACGCATGGGGTTAAAATCCTTTTTCAAGGGACGCCCGGCGCCGGAAACGCGCGCCCAGGTTGTCGCGGTTGATGCGAGCGCGGCCTCGACGGTTCAAGAGATTTTCGGGCTTGTCGGCGCTGGCGACCGCGTGACCTTTGACCAGGCAATCGGGGTGCCTGCGATCTGGGCGGCGGTCGGGTTTTTGTCCGGCGCTATGGCGGCTTTGCCTCTCAAGGTAAAGCACCGCGAGGCCGGTATCGAGACCGAGGCCGACGACGAGCTTTCGGATTTGATGGGGCGCGCGGCAAACGATGAGGTGACCGCTTTCCAGTTTCGGAAATCCTTTTTCCAGGATGTTTTAGGCTCGGGTCGCGGGTATGCTTTTATCGAGCGCGACGCGCGCGGTGATCCGATTAACCTTTATAATCTGGACTATAGCGGTGTCACGGTGCGCCGGACGGTCGCGCGGGGCCTGGTCTATGACTACACCCGCGCCAACGGTTCCACGATCACTTACCCCGCAAGCGATATTATCGACGTTTCTTTCATGCTCAAGGGCGACCACCTTTCGAGCTATAACCCCATAGCGACTTGCGCGGCGGCGATTTTGCAATCAATCAACGCCTCGCGCTATGCCTCGACGGTGTTCGGAAAAAACGGCATCCCGCCCTATTTGCTGAAAGGCCCTTTTGCGTCGGCGGATGTTGCGCAACGCGCGGCGGCGGATGTCGCAAAGGCGGCAATGCGCCAAGCTGCCGAGGGGCGCCCGATACTGCCTATGCCTGTCGGACATGATCTTGTGCGGCTCGGCGATGATCCCGAAAAAATGCAGCTCACCGAGGTGCAGCGTTTTTGTGTTGAGCAAGCGGCGCGCATTTGGGGCATTCCCCCGGTGTTTTTGCAAGACCTTTCGAAAGGCACGTTTTCAAATAATGAGCAACAGGATTTGCATTTCGTAAAGCACACCCTCTCGCGTTGGGTGGTTCAATCCGAGCAAGAAATGAGCCTCAAACTTTTTGGGCGTTCTGGAAAGCTCGCGGGCCGGTCGGGCCGGTTGAATGTGAAGTTCAATCTCGACGGGACTTTGCGCGGCGATTTCAGAACCCGGATGGACGGCCTATCGACGGCGGTTCAAAACGGATTGAAAACCCCGAATGAAGCGCGCGGCCTTCTTGGCGATGCGCCTCTCGCGGGCGGCGAGGGCCTGATGATCCAGTCGGCGACCGTTCCTATATCGCTTTTGAATGAGCGACTAGCCTCGGAAAATGCCCGGCTCGCGGCGGAAATCGCGGCTCTAAATTTGAAAGGTTCTGAAAATGGAAAATAAAAATGAGGTCCGTTTTTTATGCGCCTCGCAAATCGAGGTGCGCGCCGCTCTCGACTCTGGGCTTGTTCCGGTTGTGGGCTATGCCTCGGTCTTTAATGAGGTCGCCGACATCGGCGGTTTCTGGGATGAGGTTGTCGCGCCCGGCGCGTTTTCTGCAACGCTTGCGGCGGGCGATGATGTGGCCTTCCTTATCGACCACGAGGGTTTACCCTTGGCGCGCACCCGGTCCGGCACCTTGCGCCTGTCTCAAGACACGCGCGGCTTGCGGGTCGAGGCCGACCTCGACCCGAGCGACCCCGATGTGCAGCGGATTTTACCGAAAATGCGGCGCGGGGATTTGACTGCAATGTCTTTCGCTTTTCGCACCGCTAAAAATGGCGATTATTGGGACGAAAGCAAAACCCCGCCCTTGCGCACCTTGCTCGATTTGACTTTGCGCGACGTGGCAATCGTGACCTTTCCGGCCTATGCCGGGGCCGACATCGCCTTGCGCTCGCGCGCGGCGGCGCAATCTTGCGGCGCTCATAATTTCGCGACCCGCGCGCGGATGCGCCTCAAGCTCGACGCCTGACGAAATAGCGGCGCGCGCGCCGCTTCTGGCCCCTTCCCAAACCCCCCGGCGCGCCTTGGGCCTCGCGCCTCCCTTTTCTACCCTATGAGGTTTTTTGAATGACTAAAGTAAAAGAATTGCGCAGCGCTGCGCAAGCGATCACGGTCGAGGCGCGCGCGCTTCTTGAGACCATCACGCCCGACATGAGCGCGGAAACCGCGGCCTCGGTCGAATTGCGTTACGACGCAATGATGGCCGACCGCGAAAATAAGGTCGCCCAGGCGACGCGCTTCGAGCAATCGGACGCGGCTATCGCCGCCGATGAGGCGCGCGCCGATGCCGAGGCGCGCGCGGCCCATGCCCGGCGCCCTCACTCGCCTGCCAGTTTCACCCCCGAAAGTGATACGCCCCGCGATGAACACCGCGAGGCGTTCAAAGCAATGCTGCAAGCGGGCGGCGACTTTTCCGAAATGTCGACCGAGGCGCGCGCGGCTTTGCGCGGTCTTACGCAAGAGTTTCGGACACAAACCACCGGGCCGACCTCGGCGGGCGTTCTTGTGCCGACCACCCTCGCGGCCTCGATCAACATTGCAATGGCGCTGCACGGTCCGATGTACGACGGCGATGTCGTGACGGAAATCAACCTCGCCAATGGCGCGCCGTTTGACCTTCCGCAAGTTGATGACACCGGCTCCGAGGCGGCGGCGGCATCCGAGGGCGCGGTCCCTGCTGATGACGATAGCGCGGATTTGACGATCAACAAGGCATCGCTCGGCGCGTTTGATTTCATCACCCCTTGGATCAAATGGTCTCTTGCGCTGTCGATGGATAGTGGTTTCGGGTTCGAGCCTTTGCTTGCGAAAATCATCGGCGAGCAACTCGGGCGCAAGGCAAACCGGGCTTTGACGACGGGCACCGGCTCGGGCCAGCCTCTCGGGATTGTCAACGGCTCGCTTCTCGGCGTGACGGCGGGGTCGGCGACCTTGATTACCTTTGATAATATCAAAGACCTGATCCACTCGGTCGATCCGGCTTACCGGTCTGCCCCCAAGGCGCGCTTTATGATGCATGACAGCAGCGTCAAGGCCCTGTCCAAAATCAAGGATAGCAACGGCGTTTTCATCTGGCAATATGGCGACGTTTCGAAAGGCGTCCCCGCGACGCTTGAGGGCAAGCCGGTGTCGATAAATCAGGCAATGGCGGGCGCCCAGGTGGCGTCCAAGCCTATTATCTTTGGTGACATGGCGGAATACTACACTCGCAAAGCCGGGGCGCCTCTTATCGGCGTGGCGCGCGAGAAGTTTTTCCCGAACACCGGCCTTGCGGGCGTGATCCGTCTCGACGGCGCGCTCGGGACTGCAAAGGCTATTCGCCACCTGGCGATGGCAGCGTCCTAAAAAATAGGGCGGGGTGGCGGTTGCCTCCCCGCCTTTTGCTTTTCTTTTTTTCTGCGGAGGCTTTGCAATGGCTTTGAGATTGATAACGCCCCCGGCCTCGGGGCCGGTTTCGCTTGAGGATTTCAAAGCGCATTTGCGGGTAACTCACGGTGATGAGGACGTTCAAATCGCCGGGTGCCTTGCGGCGGCGGTCGCCATGATCGACGGCAAGGGGATGCTCGGGCGCGCGCTGATGTCTCAATCGTGGGTCCAGGCCGAGGAGCATGTCCCCGGCGCGCGCGGTCTTTGGGGGGTCCGGTCTTTAGAATTGACGATGGGTCCTGTTCTGGAGGTCGAGCGGGTTTCGTTTTTGCAATCCGACGGCACCCGGCTCGATGCCGACCTCGCCGACTTTCGCCTCGCCCAGGACGGTGACCGCTTTTTACTGCACTCGACAAAATGGGGCGGCTCGACATTGCGCGAGCCGGACGCAATCGAGGTGACCTACCGCGCCGGGTTCGGCGCGCTTGCAAGCGATGTTCCGGCGCCGATTTGCCAGGCGGTAAAAATCCTCGGCTCGCATTTTTACGAATACCGCGAGGAGGTTATCGTAGGGACAATCGTCTCGAAACTGCCTTTTTCTGTCGAGGCTTTGCTCATGCTTTACCGCACCCGGTTTTATTCATGAGCGGGCGCCTAGACCAGAAAATCGCCCTCGAATGTTTGACCACCTCGCCCGACGGCGCGGGGGGTAGTCTGCGCACCTTTGCGGCGGTCGAGTTTGACCCGGCGCCCTTTGCCGGGGTTGTGCTGAAAGGCGGCGGTGAGGGCGAGCTTGCGGGGGGCAAGGTCGCGCGGCAAGCGGCGGTCTTTACCCTGCGCGCGCGCGGCGATCTGAAGCCTACCGACCGGATATTTTGGGACGGTCGCGCTTGGGATATCAAATTCATAGGTCGCGCCGGTGCGCGGGTTCGTTACATCAAAATCGAGGCGGAAACGGGGGGGCGGGCGCTATGATCGAGCTAAGGATAACGGGCGACCGCGCTATCGCCGATTTGCTTTCCCAGGTCGCGACGCGCCATGCTGCGAATATTGCCTCGGCAATGGTTCACGGCGTCGCCGGGGAGGTTCGGGACGGCGCAAAGGATGGCGCGCCGGTCGATGAGTCCGACTTGAAAAAGGCGATAAAAACCAAAAAACGGCGGCGCAAGTTCAGTGTGTTTCGGTCCGATGTTATCGTCCTGCGCCGCGCTTTCTATTGGCGCTTTATCGAGTACGGAGAAGGACCGGCGCGCGAAAATGCTTTTTTTCTGCGCGCCGTTGAAAGTCTGCGCCCGAGGATGCCCGACATCGTGAAAGAGCAATTCATCAAAAAGCTAAAGGCGGCGATCAAGCGGGCGCAACGGAGGGCGGCGCGATGAGCGGCGAGACGGAAATCCAGGCGGCGCTATTTTCGGCGCTTACTGGCGATGCGCCTTTCCTGGCCCTGGTCGCGGCGGTTTACGATATCGCGCCCGAGGTGTCGGTCGGGGTTTCTGATCTGGCCTTCCCTTATGTGACATTCGGGGAAATCGTCACCAGTCCTTACGACACGCAAAGCTCTATCGGATTGAGCGCGGTCGTTAGGGTTCACACCTACTCGGCAAGCGGCTCTTTGCTTGAGGCGCGCGCCATACAAGCGGCGCTCTACCGGGTGTTGCATCGCCGCCCCCTTGCGGTTGCGGGCTACACCTGCACCCGGTGCGCGCGCGAGGGGTCCGAGTGCGGGCGCGGTAAAGACGATATAATCAAGGGCGTTTGCGAGTTTCGCATCGTTATAGACAAATCAAAGGAGTTTTGAGACATGACTAAAAAAGCGGGCGCGGATGCGGTCTTGAATATTGGAGGCACTCCGATTGCGGGGGTGCGCATGAGCAACGTATCGGTGGACGCGACACCGATTAGCGTTACCGACAAGGACAGTGGCGGCTTGCAAGAGTTTCTCGCGGGGCGCTCCTCCTCTAAGGCTCTGGCCTTTGCGGTTGACGGGGTTGAGGATGACGGGGTGTTGCAAACTCTGGCGCTGACGCCTGGCACCGATATGCTTTTGACGGATTTGACTTTCGCGCTTTCGTCCGGGGTTGTTATCTCGGGGGATTTCTTTTTCGGTAGTTATGCCGAGGGAAACCCCTATGAGGAGGCGACCACCTTTAATGCCTCCTTTGCCTCCTCGGGGCTTTGGACTTACACGGCGGCGCCTTAATCATGAAGGGTTTTGAGCCGGTTGAATTGTCGTGGCGGGGCTTGCCTTATCTGGTCCCCGCCGAAAATCAAATGCGCTTGATCGCGGAGGTTGAGGACGCGCTCTGCGCTGGCACCGGATTGCAAGCGATCCAGGTTTTAACGCGGCGCGGGGGGCCGTCCTATTCGCGGCTCTCTTGTGCGTTTGGCGCGGCGCTCCGCTATGCCGGGTGTCATGTTTCGGACGAGGAGGTCTATCTCTCAATTCAAGAGGATTTCGCCGCGAGCAATTCCGAGCTTGCGGAAAAAGTCCAGTCGGCAGTTTTGGCGCTTTTGTCGATCCTGTCGCCGCCCATTGCGCGCTCGGTTCGCGGGACGCAATCGCCGGAAAAGGCGCCGGGGGTGGTCCCGCCCCCGGCCTAGTCCGCACGCTCTACGGCTTGCTTGTGGGCAACGGGTGGGCAACGCGCGCCGAGTTCTGGACCTTGCCCCCTGGCGAGGTCTGGTGGCTTATCGACGCGCATTTGCCCCCCGAAATCAAGGACCGGGACGAAAAGTTTTCAACACTTCAAGACATGCTTAAAAAAGCAAAGGCGGCGCATAAAAATGAGTAGAGTTGTAAGCGACATCGCGGTTTCTGTCGGCGCCGACATTTCGAGCTTGCGCTCTGGTCTTGATGAAGGATCGCGCCGGGTCGGCGCGTTTGGCTCTGATACACAAACGATGGCGCGCCGCTTAACTAGCATGGGCAAAACCGCCGGGACGGTCGCGCTTGCGGTTACAACGGCGATGACCGCTATCGCCAAAAAGGGCGCCGATGCCGCGCGCGAAATCGAGCTACTCGCGCGCGCCTCGAATACGACTGTTGATGATTTTCAAAAAATGGCTTACGGCGCGGCAAAACTTGGCATCGCTCAAGACAAGCTCGCCGGGATTTTCCAGGACACGACCGACCGGGTGGGTGATTTTCTGACCACCGGCGGCGGTCCTATGGCGGATTTTTTCGAGACGGTCGCGCCTAAAATCGGCATCACGGCGGACGCTTTCAAGGGCCTCTCGGGGCCTGCGGCTTTGCAACTTTTTGTTTCGTCGCTCGAAAAAGCCAATGTTTCACAAGAGCGGATGGTGTTTTTTATGGAGGCTATGGCCTCCGACGCTACCGCGCTTTTACCTGCCCTGCGCAACGGCGGGGCGGAAATGGCGCGCTTCGGCGCCGAGGCCCAGGCGGCGGGCTTGATCCTGTCGAGCGATACAATAGCGGCGGCGGCGGGGGCGAAAAAAGGCTTTTCCGATATCGCCTCGGCGGTTGAGGTTGCTTCGGTTAAATTAGCGGCGGGCCTTGCGCCAACTATTCTAAACGTCTCCGCCGCGATAGTGGAATTGATTGGCAACACCTCGGACCTGGTGGGCGGCATCGCCGCTTTGATGTTTCCTCAATCCGAGCTTGAAAAAGGCACCGACCGGGTGGTCGAGGCTATGGCCGACGAAATCAGGCAATCGCAACTATTGGACCAGGCTTTGCGCTCTGGAAGTCAAATGTCTGTGGCGGCGGCGCGCGAGAAATTGGCCGAGGCAAAGTCGCGATATGAAAACGCGCGCGCGGCAATAGTCGAGCGGCGCGCGATTTCTCTTGGTAGCGATGAATATTCAAAGCTCACAAATCAGATAAGCGCCGGGCAATCTATTCTCGGGAATTTGGCGGCAAACGACCAGCTTGTCCCCTTTTCTAAAAAGGAAATCTATGAGGAGGAGCAAGCGGCGCTTGTCGGACTTCTGAACAAGCGCGCCGCCTTGCTGCAATCTGACAAGGATTTGCAAGAGCAGCAAGAGCTTGCTAACTCGAATATTTCCTCAATCGAGACGGCGATATCAAACTCGACCGGCGGGGTGGTTATCACCGGCGATTACATCGACCCGATCAAAAAAGGCGAGCGGACACCGGGCGGCGGCGGCGGCGGTGCCGCGCCCGAGGGCGCCGAGGGTCTGGTCTCACAAGATCCCCTCGACGGCCTGGTCGTCGGGTTCGATGCCGAGCGCGAAATACTGGTCGAGCAATACGATGAGCGCCTCCGGCTTTTGACCGAGTTCCGGCAAAGTAAAAATATGACCGATGAGGAGTTCAACGCGACCGAGGCTCGGATCAAGGCCGAGCATGAAGGCCGGATGGAAAACCTTGAGGCGCGGAGACGCGAGGCAACGCTCAACGGTGTGCAAGGCATGTTCGGCGATCTTTCCGCGCTTATGGGGTCGGAAAATAAGAAAATTTTTGCGGTTGGAAAAATTGCCGCGCTCGCCGAGGCGGGCATCTCGGGCTATAAATCCGCAATTCTGGCCTGGGAAAAGGGAATGCAAATCGGAGGCCCTCCGCTTGCGGCGGCGTTTGCGGGCGCGAGTGTTCTAAAAACCGGGATGCTCATGTCTAAAATCAACAGCGCGACCGCCTCGGGGTCTGGTGGCTCGGCGGGCGGCGGGGGCGCGGGCGGTTCGGTCGATGCGCCTGTCGCGGCGGCGCCTGCCCCTGTGCAGCAAGTCAACGTGTCGATGGGGGGGCAGCAGTTCTTTCCCCGCTCGGCGATTGTCGGGCTTGTAAAGGCGATCAATGAGGCGCGCGCGGATGGCGCGAGCTTGTCAGATATAACGATAGGGTGACGCGATGTTAATTCTTGAAACTAGCTACGCCTTGCCCGACGGCGCGGCGGCGCTTTCTCATGCCCGGATTGCGCACGCTGGTAACTGGCACACCGGCGCGCCGGTTGCCTCCTCGACAAATCCCGCCGCCGCTTATTCCGCCGACGCTCCGCAAAACGGCTTTGACTATGATACCTGGCTCGCGGCGGCGCTCCCTGCGACCTGGGAGCTTGATTGCGTGGCCCCGGTGGTTTGCGATTATTGCGCAATAGCGGCCCATAGCCTCGGGACATCCGGCGCGACGATCCAGGTGCAAGCCTGGTCGGGGTCCGCTTGGGAGGACATCCCCGGCGCCGCCGCCTCGCCCGATGACAACGCCCCGCTATTTTTTCTCTTTACGCCCCGGACGGGCGAGCGGTTCCGGGTTTATATTTCCGGGGCGGTGGTTCCTTTTGTCGGCGTGATCCGGTTCGGCCTGTCGCTGCAAATGGAGGAGCGCGCGAAATATGCGGGCTTTACGCCCCTGCCCTTTCGCCGCCGGATAACGACGCGCGGTGCGCGCTCGCAATCGGGCGCTTGGCTCGGGCGGGTTAAGGTCCGCACCGGGGCGTCCCTGCCCTTGGAGTGGGCCGACCTGTCGCTCGCCTGGTGCATGGGTCCGCTCCTTGAGTTCACCCGCGCGCTTGAGGAAAACGCCTGCTTCATTGCGTGGCGCCCTGATTATTTGCCCGGCGAGGTTGTTTACGCCTGGCACGAGGGGCAAGCGATGCCTGCCCCGGTCGACCAGGGCGACGGCGGGGGCCTGTCTTTTTCTGTGACTGTTGAGGTGTTAACATATGATTGATCCCTCCGACCGCGCCGCCGAGCCGGTCACAATCGTCAAGATCGACCAGCCAATTTGCGGCAATGTGTTCGGCTCGGCGCCTTGCGGCGCGACCGGCGCGGCTTGTTATCAAACCTATGCGACCTGCACCGCGCGCGAGACCTACCGCGACAACGTGGAAACCCTCCTCGCCCCGGCGTTCACTCATATTACCGGCGAGGCGATAGCCCTTTCGGAGGATGCGCGCGGCGCGTCTTTTTTCGCGGGGTTCGATTTGTCTTTCTCCGCCGATCCTGAGGGCGCGATCTGGTGCCAGGGCGACGCCGCGGCGGGGGTTTTCCTTGGCGTTACCGGTTCCGAAATTGTGTTCAGGCTTGGCGACGGCTCCGCCGCCGCGCCCTCGGGCGGCGTGGTCGACTTGCGCTTGCCTGTCGCGATCCTCGCCGGGCGCGCGGGGTCGCTCTTTGCGCGCTATGACGCGGGGCAAGGGGCGGCGTCTTTGTGGTTTGCTGATGGGAGGGCCTCGACGCTTGAGGCGCTCGGCTCTGTGGCGTTTACCGGCTCGGCCCCCGCGCTCTGGTCCGGGTCGGATGCGGGCGCGCTCGGGGTTTCCTCGGCGGATATCGCGGGCGAAAGTTCGGCGGATTTTAACGGCATTATAACTCAGGCGCGCTTTTATCCCGAGACCCTCGGGCCTGACATGGATGTCTCTTTTTATTTGCCGCTTTACTATGGTCGCGCCGGTCGGGGGCGCCCCTCCGATGCGCTTTACGTCATGCCCTTTTTGCTCGATGTTTCGGTCTCGCCCGGTCTGGTTAATATCTCGACGGCGGATAAAAACTTTAGTCCTCTCGGGATGCGCGCAAGCGCGCGAATTACGATGCAAGACGGCATCCATACCGACCGGCTTGTCGATCCGTATCTGTCAACGCGGACCTATGATCCTTTGACGCTCGGCACCCATTTTTCCAAATGGAACACGCGCAACAAATTCGGCAAGGTTGGCGCCCCGGCGACGGTCTATACCGGGTTTGCCGGGCGCCCTCTTTCGGAGTTTCAAAAACGGCGCTTTGTTACATCCTCGCTTGATTTTTCCGGCTCGGGGCTTGCGGTCTTTGACACCCGCGACGCCCTTATCAAGGCGTCTGATGAGGCGGCGCAAATTCCGCGCCTCTCGCCCGGCGCGCTTTTTGCGGATGTCCTGGCCGGGGCGCTGTCGCTTGAGGTCTCGGGCGCGGTTCTGGCCGATTACGCGGCGGCGGGGTCTTTGCGGGTTCGCGATGAGGTTTTGACCTATAGCGCGGTTACTTTGAATGACGCGGGGCGGCTTGATTTTACCTTGATCGCGCGCGGGACCGACGGCACGGCGGAGGCGTCGCGCGATCACGGCGCGGGCGATCCGGTGCAAGAATGTTTCCGGCTTGTCGATGCCCCGGTCGACGGCGCTTTGCGCGCGATTATTTCGGGCTTCACAACGATCCCCGACGCACAACTTAATTTGCTGGCCTGGGCGGTCGAGCGCGATGCCTATCTCGCGCCCTATCTTCTCACCGGGCTTGTGACATCGCCCGAGCCGGTCAAGACGATTGTCGGGGAAATCCTTGAACAAGTTCAGGCTTTCTTGTGGCATGACCTGGAGGAAAACCGGCTCGAATTGCAAGCCCTGCGACCGATCACGACAAGGCCCCGGACCTTTACCGCCGAGCGCCATATTTTGGCCGATAGCCTTTCCCTTGAGGAAAAGCCTAAAGAGCGCGCCTCGCAAGTTTGGATGTATTTTGAGCAACGAAATCCGGCAAAGGCGGTGCGCGAGGCTTCAAACTATGCGCGGTTGCAAAGCTCGCCAAACCTGGCACTTGAGGCCCCCGCCGCTTATGGCCGCCCTGCGGTGCGCAAAATCTTTGCGCGCTTTATTCGCGGCGATGCGGTCGCGCTGGAAATCACGGCGCGGATTTTGACGCGCTATCAGGATATCCCGGTCGCCGCGACCTTTGCGGTGGCTTGGAAGGATAGCGACCTCGCACTCGGCGAAATGGTTTACCTGTCCGATGATGCGATCCAGGACAAGACCGGCGCGCGCGACATCCGGCCTTGGATTATCACCTCGAAAGACCCCGACTTGCCCGGCGAGCGGGTGGTCTATGTCGCCGAGGATGCCTCCCTCTCGGGGGTGCTTTCTGTGATTATGGCCGACGGTTCCGCCGATTATGTCGGCGACGGCTCCGACCCTTTCGCGGCGCTTTATATTTCTGCGGACGACGGGAAAATGCCAAACGGCGACCCGGCGCCTTTGATTAACTAAAAAAGGGGCTTTCATGGCTTATCAAGCGATTACTGACGCGGAAATATTGGCGGGCAAACCTGCAACGACCTCCTTATTTGCGCGCCTTCGGAGCAATGTTTTCGAAATCATCGCCGGGACGGCGGGGGCGCCACGGATAAGGGGCGAGGCGCGCGCGCGCCTGGGCGAGGGTTTGGAGGTTCTTACGGTCACCGCCTCCGATGCTTATAGCCTGTCTTATTATATGGGGTATGAGAACCTAGCGGCGTCCACGATATCAGGCACCGAGGTTGTGGCCGCTCGCTTTACCCCTACGGGGTATAATGGAAATTTAAGGTTTAACGCCTCGCATAGTACCGACCCGCCCCCCGGTGGGTCATCTTCTTATAACGCTACTATGTATTTTTATAAGAACGATATCCTTATCCAGTCTTGGACAGTTAGGGGAAATGCGATTGCGCGCTCGGTTGATATATCGGTTATTCCCGGCGATGTTTTCGAGTGGCGTATCAAGGCGGGATTTTCAAACCCGACACAAATAGGCGCTATTTCTGTCGGCGGCTCCGACACCTGGGTGGGCATGACGTTCCCCGCGCTTGCGTCTACGGCGGGGAGCATTGCTTGATGGCTTACATTTTCGCAAATCCGCAAAGCCTCGGGGTGATCCTGATATCGGAGGGCCGCTCGATCTATACCGGCCCCGGCGATCCCGGTTACGCTGAGGCGCTCGCGACCGGCCCCGCCCCTTACGCGGGGCCGGTCGAGGATGCGCCACTCGATCCCGCCGCCGCTCTTGCGCTTGAGCGCGGCGCGATGGTCTGCACCCGCCGCCAGGGCAAGACGGCAATAGGCGCCGCTCTTTGGGCGCGCGCCGAGGCTATCGCCGCCGACCCGGAAACCCCTTGGGCGATGGGGGTCGCGATCCTCGACGCGGATATCTGGGAGCGGCTCTCGCCGGAAATGGACGCCCTCGCCTGGGCGCTTGGTCTTGAGCCGGTCGAGGTCGACGCCCTCTTTCGTTTGGCGGTGTCCTTGTGAATTGGGGGGCGCGTTTCGAGGAGGCGCTCGCCTCTTGGTCGGTGGCGCTTGGCTCGGTTGTTTTTGCGGGTCTGGTCTGGGTGCTGCGCAATATTTTGACAAATCAAAAACGATTAGACCTGCTTGAGGTCCACCTCGAAAATCAATCGAAAGTCCTCGCGCGCGCGCTTGATGCGCGGGACAATCTACGCGCCGAGGATAAGCGCGCGGTTGAGGATATGAAGGCGGAGGTTAGCGATTTGCGAAAATCTTTTTACGCCTTGTTTTCGTCGCGCCTGCCCTAGCGCGCGCTCTTTCTTTCCCTTTGGGCCGATGGTCCTCGCCTGGCATCCGCCGGGCTTTTTTGTGAGGTTTTTAATATGAAAACGGTTCGCCAGATATCAATCGAAATTTTGCGCCGCGAGGGCGGTTTCGTAAATGATCCCGACGACCTGGGCGGGGCGACAAATTTCGGGGTGACGCTTGGAAAGATGCGCGACCTCGGTCTCGATCTTGATCGAAACGGAATTGTCGATGCATCCGACGTTAAACTTTTGACAATGGAGGAGGCGCTCGAAATCTACGAGCGCGAATATTACTCGCGCGCGAATATCCATCTTTTGCCCGAGGCTTTGCGCGCGACGGTTTACGATATGCAAATCAACGCGGGCGCCAATGCTGGCAAGATTTTGCAAAGGCTTCTTGTCGAGGTCGGCGAGCCGGTCGCGGTCGACGGCGCTATCGGTCGCGCAACGGCGGCGGCGGCGGCGCGGGCCTGGTCTAAAATGGGTGCGGCCCTGGTCGAGGCTTACGGCATCGCGCGCCGAAATTATTACTATGCGCTAGGCGATACGCGCCCGGCCTCGCGCAAATTCGCGCGCCGCCGCGATGGTGGAAAGGGCGGATGGATCACGCGCGCCGAGGAGTTTATCTCGCCGCGGTTCCATCTGTCCGAAATTGCGCACCGAAAAAGGGTTGTTAAATGGGAATTGTAAAAACGCTCGCGGGCCTGTTTATGCCCGGCGCCTCGGGGCGCTCGGCGCTGGTCGATGTCGCCGGGGTCTTTGCGCCAAATGCCGAGGCGAGCGCGGTGCGCGCCGACGCCCTGGCGCGCGCGTCTCTTGCGCAACACGGCGCCGAGCGCGCGGGGCCCGGATGGTTCGGGGCCTTTGTCGATGGCCTCAACCGGTTGCCGCGCCCGGCCTTTGCTCTTGGCACCTTGGGCCTTTTTGTTTTCTGCATGGTCTCGCCCGAGGAGTTTGCGGTGCGGGTCGCGGCTCTGGCCCTTGTTCCCGAGCCTATGTGGTGGTTACTCGGGGGCATTGTTTCTTTCTTTTTTGGCGCGCGCGAAATGAAGGCGTCGCGCGACACCCGCGCCCCGGACCTCGGCGCGCTTGTGTCTGACTACCGCGCGGAGGTCTCGAAAATCCGGGGCGAGGATAGCGCGCCGCCTCCTCTCGGGGCGGAGGCTCTCGGCGGCGCGGGGCCTGGCGAAAACCTGGCCCTCGCTGAGTGGCGCGCGGGCCAGGGCGGCGCGACATGACCCCGGCCCCGAGGATATCGCCCGAGCGGTGCCAACGGATCAAGGGCGCAATCGAGGCGGCTTTGCGGGCGGGGTTCGATCCTGTCGGCGCGGCGCCTTGCGGGCGCGGTTCGGCGATCACCGAGGCGGTGCGCGCGCTTTGCGAGCAAGGCCATAAAGAAACCCGGTTCCGGCTTTACCGGTTTATAAAAGCGGAGGCAAAAAACAAGGCGCGCGGCGATCTTGATTTTCTGCCCGACTGGTCGCTCTTTTCGGCGCCGGGGGTTCCTGCTTCGGCCTTGCGAAAAGGCCAGGTCCGGCGATGGATTTTGACCGCCGCTCAAGACGATACCGACATCCACCCGCGCTTCTGGTCTAACCTGCAAGCCTTTGCAACGTATCTGGGCGCCGAGTTGCATGTCGCCGGGTTTACTTACCAACAGATAAGGCACTCGGACCGGATGACTTTAAGCGCGAGCTACCGCGCCGAGGTCCGCCCCTTCTTGCGCTTTGATCCTTTGGACTGTGGGCCGGTTCTTTTTTGTGCGGAAATGAACACCCTTCCGACGGCGGCGCGGCCTTTGTCGGGCCTTGCCGCTTATTCGCGCGGGCGCGATGCGGTTTTCCCCCATGCTAAAATTGCTTACGAGACGGTGCCGCAAATGCCCGGCGCGCATGTCCCCTCGATTATGACAACGGGCGCGGTGACCGTTCCTAATTACATTGCAAAAAAAGCCGGATTGAAGGCCGAGTTCCACCATATTCTCGGCGCGACCCTGGTCGAGGTCGACGGCTCGGGCGCCGCCTGGTGTCGCCAGATATCGGCAACGGCGGACGGCTCTTTTCAAGACCTCGACCGCACGGTCCGGGGCGGAAAAATCAGCACCGGCAACAGGATCAAGGCGGCGACCTTCGGCGACATTCACCTCCCCTCGGTCGGCGAGGATGTTTTCGCCGCGCTTTGGGGGCCTTCGGCGGGGTCTCTTGTCGAGGCATTGCGCCCGGAATATGCTTTTTTTCAAGACCTCTTGAGCTTTGAGCAAGCCTCGCGGCATGTCGACAACGATCCATTGCACCGCGCGAAAATGGTGCATCGCGGCCGCTCGGGAATGGAGGCGCATGTGCGCGCCGGGACATCCTTTTTGCGTGCAACCTCGCGCGATTTTTGCCGCTCTGTGATGGTCGAAAGCAATCACGACGACCGGCTCTTGCAATGGGCGCGGCGCGATGCCGACCGGCGCGACGTTGAAAACGTGGCTTATTGGCACCGGTGCAACCTTGCGGCGCTTGAGGCATCGGCGGCGGGGCTGGACGGGTTCAACCTCTTGCGGTGGGCGCTGAAAGAGGCCGATCCGCGCCGCCTTGAGGGAATAGATTTTATCCCTATGGGTGGGTCTTTCGTGATTTGCCAGGATAGCGGCGGGATTGAATGCGGGATGCACGGTCACCAAGGCCCCAACGGCTCGCGCGGCTCGGCGGTCGGGCTGTCGCGCATGGCTACACGGATCACGATAGGCGACAAGCACTCGCCGCAAATCGCCGACGGGGTTTATGTGGCTGGCATGACGGGCGATCTTGACCAGGGATATAATACCGGGCCGACATCGTGGCGCCGGGCGCATGTCCTGGCCTATCCCAACGGCAAGCGGACAATTATCACCCAGGCGCCCGACGGTCGGTGGCGCGCCTGAGTTCTGTTTCTTTTTTTGAGGGTTTCGAAATGGCTGAAATTAAAATGATTGTAAAGTTCCCGATCTGGCGAGTTCGCTTTTTCGGGTGGTTCTTGTGGGTCTTGGCGGCGGTGTTCAAGATCCCCTTGCCCCCGGCCCTCGGTCCGGTTCTTTGCCGCGCCTTGTCCTGGCTTGTGGCCTGGTATGGGGCTTTCGTGGTCCGGGGGGTTCGGGTGATCCCGCCGAGCAAGGGCGGGCAATCGCGGCGCCGCTCTTTGATTGAGGCTTGCGCAAATGTCGTGGTCGGTTTTTGTGTGGCGCTCGGTTCCAATATGATCTTGCTTCCCCTGGTGGGCTTGCCTGCGACCTGGGGCCAGGGCCTCGCCCTCGGTCTGGCCTTTACGGTTATTTCCTTGGCGAGGTCGTTTACCTTGCGGCGCATTTTCAATTCTTGGGATATTCGACCGGCGCGGCGGCGCCCGAAAATTTTGATAATCGGCCACGGTCGCCACGGCAAGGACGCGGCGGGGGCGATCCTGTCGGCGCGCCACGGCTTGCGCTCTTGCTCAAGTTCCGAGTTTGCCGCGCGGCGCGCGATTTTTCCGCTTGTGTCTGACATTTATTCGGATTGGCGCGCCTGCTATGCCGACCGGGGCGCGCATCGCGCTCTATGGTTTCACGCGATCGCGGCCTATAACTTGCGCCCCGGCCCCTCGCTTGCGGCGCAAGTTCTGGTCTCGCATGACATTTACACCGGGATGCGCAATCGCGCTGAGTTCGATCTATCGCGCGCGCTTTTCGATTGCGTTTTGTGGATTGATCGCTCGGCGCATGAGGCCCCCGAGGGCGGCGGCTCGATGGAGCTTTGCCCCGCCGACGCGGATGTCGTTATCGACAACAACGGTGCATTGCACGACCTTGAGGCAAATCTCGACCGGTTTATGCGGGCGCGGTTGCGCTCGGATCGCCGCGCGGCGTCTAAAACGTGGCAAATCATTGCACGGATTTTGCACGGGTTTGACCTGTCGGGCGCCCGAAAGCCCCCGAAAGCACCCGAAAACCCTTGAAAACAAAGGCAATTAAAAAGATTTTTCAACGGGGCTAAAGGGCTTGCGTTTACAAGGGGTTACGGGCTAGTCCTTACGGCGGAGATGTGGCCGAGTGGTCGAAGGCGCTCCCCTGCTAAGGGGGCCGACACCCCCGCAAAACCCCCATAAAATCAACGCCTTGCCCCTATATCCCGCGACGCATTGCACGGATTTTGCACACCTCGCCCCCGGCCCCCCTCCCCCCTGCGCGCAATCCCTGCGCGAGAAACGGCTCCCCGACATGATTATCAAAGAGGAGCGCATAGGCGCTCAACGCCTTATCCTGGGCGATTGCCTTTCTGTGATGCCGCTCCTCGGCACGTTTGGCGGGGTCTTGACCGATCCCCCTTACGGCTTTGATTTTGGCAATTCGGGCGGGTTCTCCTCGAAAGGCGGGTGGGCGATAAATCGCGGGTGCGCGGATTGGGATAAGGAGCGCCCCGCACCCGAAATTTTTGCGCTTATGTTGGGCATGAGCGGCGATCAAATTATCTGGGGGGGCAATTATTTTGCCGACCTCTTGCCCCCCTCTATGCGGTGGCTTTGTTGGGATAAGGGGCAACGGGATTTCAGTCTCGCCGATATCGAATTGGCTTGGACCTCGCAACGCAAGGCGGCGCGCGCGTTCACTTATCCCCGCGCGCGCGCGCTCGGCGACGGGCGCCACCACCCGACGCAAAAACCGCTTGCCTTGATGGAATGGTGCCTCGGGTTTCTGCCCCGCCCTGCGACGATCCTAGACCCCTTCATGGGGTCCGGCACCACCCTGGTCGCTTGTGAAAAAAGAGGCCGCGCCGGGACCGGGATAGAGCGCGACCCCGAATATTTTGCGACCGCCTGCGCGCGGGTCGATGAGGCAAACCGGGCGCCGGATATGTTTAAGACCCCGGCCCCCGCCGCCGCCGTTCAAGAGGGCCTCGACCTTTAGGGGCGGGCCTTTTCGTTTGCTTATCACTTTTTAATGTGCTTAACCCTTTAACAAGTGTCGCGCCCCGCGCCGCTTACCACCTTGGAGGGTTTCCGAAATGCTACTGAATAATGGTTCTTACAATCCCGGCCCCATTGCTGGCCCCTTTGATATTGAGGAGCTTGAGGATTTGCGCTTGGTCCTCTCCTTGTCCGGCGTCTCGATGGTGGGGCGGCGCGACCTGCCCACCCCTAGCACCCCGGATTGGGCGATGAGTGACGCTCATTTAAAGGTGCGCCGGTCATTGTTCCCGACGGCCCCCGCCGCTGATACTGTGACCACCGCCGCGCCTGTCGGCGACATTCCGACCCCTCCGCCCTCATGTCTCGGCCCCATCTTGGGGGGGCTGTCGGACCGGGGTGGTGTAAACTTAAACCCTACGGCCTCACTCTCGCGGCCCCCGCGACCGCAAGCTTACGGGAATGAGGTCCGGACATGGATAGCCCCCACCGCCTCGGCGCCTCTCCTTCCGCCTATGAATGTTATTCTCGCGGCGGTGCGGCGCGCGTCTCTCGACCGCAAGGCTTCGCTTGATGTCGACCCCCCCAAAGGGGAAACGGTTATTCCTATGCGCGCGGCGGGCCTCTCGCCCGAGGGCGCTAAAAAATTGCGCTTCGCGGTTCGGCTGGCCCAGCTTAAAAAAGAGTTACGCGCCGAGGAATGTGCGCGGCGGGTTCATGCTGAGGCCGCTAAAAGATTGCGCGCGGCGGCTTGGCCTTCTCCTCTCGCCGAGGAGTTTCGCAAGGCGGGGCGCAAGCTTCGCTTGCCTGTCGAAAAAATGCCGGGCATCAAAGCGCGCGGCGCGGCGCTCTTGCGCGGGTTTCTCGGCGCGCGCGGGATTTTCGGGGGGCCTTGCGCGCCCAGGACATCGCCCCCCGCCGCGCCTGTCGTTTCGGAAATCTCGGAGCTTATGCACCGGCTCAATCTCGCAATAAAAAAAGAGCGGCTTTCGGGGCGACATATTGGCTTGAGTTTATCAAATGAAAACCGGTTCAATGCGCTTTTAAACTTCGAGCGCCTAGAGGATTTCTAGGCGCGTGATCCTGCCCCCGCTCTTTTTCTGCCCGGCCCCTGCTATTTCGGGGCCGGGCCTTTTCCGTTTTCCCCCGCGCCCCGGCGCCTATCTCTGGAGTTTCTAAAATGTCCGATCCGTTCGCCGATTTTGTTGTCGGTCTCAATTCGCCCCCCGCCGACGGCGGCATCATTACGCCCTCCGATAGTGTCGACATCGACCCACCCTTGCGGGGGCTTCTTGTTCAAACCACCGGGCCGGTAAGGGTCACTTTGAGGAGCGGCGCGGTGGTTCCTATCCCTACTCTTGCGGCGGGGGTTATGCACCCCGGCTTGATTGTCCGGGTCTGGGCGACCGGCACCGACGTGGGCATCATAGCGGGTTTCCGTTAATGCTCGGGTTGAGTATGGGCCTATCACTCGGCGCCGCCGCGAGAGCAATCTCGGCGGCGGCGGTGGTTGACTATCTCGCCCCGGCCCTTGCTATTCCCGGTGTGCAGTACGTCGGCGGGCCGGGCTTGTCCTATCAAGAAACGGATAATTCAAGCGCGACCCCGGCGCTTGTCGGCGATGCGGTTGGCACGATGAAAAATCGGATGACCTCGGGCGGGCTGGTCCTGTCGTCTGTGAATGAGGGCGACCGCCCCGCCCTTGTCAGTCGGGGCGGCGAGCTATTGGTCGAGGGCGGCGGGCCAGGCACCACGGTTCACCTTGCAACAACGGTAGCAAGCGCGCACCCTTATGCGAAATCTATTGATATGGTTTTCGCTTTTTATGTCCCGCCTGACTCGGCGGGCGGGACATCGTTCGCCCCTCACTCTCAAGTCGACACTAACGCATGGCGCTTCTCAATGGGTGTTGCTATTTTCTCTAACCCGGAAACGCTCAACATGCTTGGCATTGACTTTGGCGTAGTTTCGGCGGCAACTTTCCTCGATAAGGTTGGGATAATGCGTGTCAGAGTGCTGCATGACGCGACCTCGGACGTGACTACGCTGACGAGTTGGATTAACGGCGGTGCCCCGGTCCAAACAGCGGCGGCGAGCGACACCGGGGGCCAGAGTATGCGAGGGTTTACACTACTAAACCTCCGCGCCACCGCTTCTCAAGGCTCGGACACCGCTTTCGGTCCTCTGGTTTATGTCGCGGGGCAAGGCATGAGCCTAGCCTCGGCAAATGCGGCCTCCGATTGGATTGCGTCCGAGCTAAATGTCGACCCTAGAACGGGGGCCATGACATGACCGCCGCGAAAGGCCATTCTCTCGCAATCGCTGTGCCTAACGACTGGCAAGGCCCCGCCGATAGCACCTTGCGCGCCGGTTATGACGTGGGGGTTTCCTGGACAAGCTGCGGGCCTTATGTCGGCGACTGGACCCACAAAGTCACGCAATTTTATGTCGCGCCTCAATATGCCGATATTTTGACCGGGCGGGTGGTTCACTCCGACCCGGACATCCGCGCCGTGCTGTCGCATTTGATCGTCTATGAAAACGCGGCGAGCTATAGCCTCTCGGGCGCGGTTGCGGCGCTTCTTGCGCAAATGGGGGGCTATGTTATAGAGGCCCCGCCGCAAGGATAGCGGGCGCCGCCCTGGCCCCGGCAAACTCGGGGCGGGTAAAATCCCACCCAAATTCCAAAAGGCGCGCGCCGAGGTTCTCGGGCGCGATCTTTCGATACCGGTTTGCCATGTCGGATTTTCTCCACCCGCCCAGGTCCATAAGGCCCCCGAAATCCTTTGTCTGAGAATAATACCAGGTTGCCCAGGTATGGCGGAGAATGTGGGGGGTGACCTCGCGCCCGAGGCCAGCGGCATCGCGCGCGGCGTTGAAGGCGTGGGCAAGCTGGCCCCCCCCGGCCTCTTGCAATTTGTATGCAATATTTCGCGGGGTTCTAAGGATTGCGCCGCTTGTGGGGAGGTCGGTTTCGAGCATGATGTCGAGCGCGCGCCGGGGGAGGCGTATCATCCGGGCATCGCCGTTTTTTGTTTTCCCGAGCCATGCCTCGCCGGTCTCGGGATAAAAGGCCCCGGCCTCGATTGCGATAGCCTCGCCGGTCCGGCACCCGCCGCCGATCAAGAGCGCCACGGCGCGCAATATGTGACGGCTTGCGGGCGTTTGCCTGACGGCGCCGAGGAGCGCCTCCGCCTCCTCGGGGGTAAGCCACCGCACCCGCGCTTGATCGCCGCCCCGCCTGCGCAAGCGTCTCGGTGGGCAAAGACCATCGGCGGCGGCCATATTCAAAACCGCACTAACTGGGGTTATGAGTTGCCGGGTGATTGTCGCGGGGGCGGCGACCGGGTAAAGCGCGCGCGCCGCCCGGTTTACTGCGTCGTTATCAATCTCGGCGAGGAGCGTCTCGGGGCCGAAATATTCCAGGACGCGGGCCAGGTGCCGACCCTCGCCGCCGCTTTCCAGATATGTGAGCGCGGCCTCGGCAAAGGTTAGGGTTGCCCCGCGCCCGAGGGCGTGGCGCTGGAGGATTTGCGCCTCGCGCCGCGCCCTGAATTTTTCGGCGAGCTTTTTGTCGTCAAGGCCAGTGCTTTCGAAAATGCTTTGTCCGGCGACGGTCCCTCGAATGTAGAAATTCGCGGCGCCGGGGCGCCTTGTGAGTTTGAGCGGCGATTTTCCTCTCCCTGAATAAAGGCCCCGGCGAGGTCGGCGGGGCGGTAAAGTATGCGCACCCGCCCTGTGACGTGTAGCGCGGCAAGCTCGCCCCCCGCGCGCATCCTGTCGAGGGTCCACCGGCTCGAATGTATGCCCCGCGCCGCGAGCCATGCGAGCGCCTGGTCGCTCGACAAAAGGCCCCCTTGATCCAGGCGCGCGCGGGGGTTTTCTACGCTGGAAAGGGTCACAAGATCCCCTCGCGCCGGGTCGGGTTTTGGTTGTGCATGTCTGGCCCTTTTGCTGTGATTACTCTCGATTTCGAGGGCCTAGCACAATAAAAAGGGCTGGTCAAACTTTAGTGGCTTGGGCAATCTGTAGTAAATTATGCCCCATATATATTGACAAGCACGGCTCGCGCTGCCACGGATGCCCCCTAGAGTTGATATTTTACAGGGGCGCGTGCAAAATGAATGCCAATTTTCAAGAAATTGTTGCTACGCGAGTTGATGTCGAGCGGCTGTCCGAGGCCGAGCTATTCGCCCTTTGTGACCGTCTTGAGGCCCTGGTCGATGCGCCGATGCCCTCGCAAAAAAACGGCGCGGCTCAACTGTCGGCGTCTGGCCTGACGGCATCGGGCCTTTCGAAATCCGGCCTTAAATAGTCCGCAAGAATTCGGAGCGCCTGGGCGCTTTGATCCTCTGGCATTCTTTCGATTATCGAGTGCCAGCGTAAGCGCGCCGGGGTTATCGCGCCGGGGATATGCAAGACCCCGATAGGGATGTCGAGGACGTGGCAAACCTCTGACAAGTTTTCGTATCCTATTGACGATTTGCCGCCGATAAAGGCCCCAAGGGCGTTTGCGCTCATACCGGCCTCGATGGAGACATGCGCCGCCTTTACGCCTCGCAAGGCAAGGGCAATGCGGACATTAACGCGCGCGGTGTCGGTCCTGTCTTCCTTTGATACTTTCGGCGGCATGTCTTTTTTCCCTTTGCTTTGCCCTGGCGGGTTCCTGTGGTTTTCTTGGCCTTCGGGATACCTTCCTCTCATTATATATAATGACTGTCTCTAGAAAAAAGGCCCTCGGCAATAGATTTTCGCTTGCGCTTGCCCATTAACACAATATAAAGGGACCATCACAACAAAGAGGGACACAATGGAAAAGCAATTAAAGCGGCGTTATAAGGTCGTTACCGTTTCGATGGACGGCGCCCCCGCCGCCGCCGATGAGACCGCAATTTTTCGGGCGTGGGTTTCTGATAGCCTGGCACGGACCGGCGCCTCGCCTTCGGCGGTCGGGCTTCGGTCTGGCGTTAGTAAAAACCACCTCGGCGCGTGGCTCAACTCGACGCGCGGTATCACGCTTGAAAATGCGCTTTCTGTCGAAAAGCTCCTTTATGAATGCGCCACGGAAAAAGGCGTTCTTCTGTCCTCGGTCGGGGCTTTGCGGGGCGGGCCTGATGTCTGATTTGGGCGCGCGCCTCACTCCGAAAGAGCGCCTTTGCTTGCGCTCGATTTGCGAGGTCTCGGGGTGTTCTCTTGAGGCTTTATATCCCGAAATGATCCGGGCTTATTTGCGGCTTATTATCGACGCCCCCGCCGCTCTGCCCCCGCGCCCTCTTGTTTCCCTAGTGCGCGCTGCAAAGCTCTCTTGCGCGCCCCTGTCGGCGGTTGAGGGGTCCGGTAATGCTTAGGCGACCGAATATAAAAAACCCCTATTTGTCGTCATGCTCTGTCGCTTTGAAGCGAATTTGCGGGGTTTGCGTCCATCACGGCGCCGACACGCTCGCGCCCGTTTCCGGGACTTGTGGCATGTTCGGGCATGAAACCTCGACCCGCGCGGCGGCGGGCGATTGCGACGCCTGGGCGCGCAAGTCTGCGCGCGCCGATAGCGCCCCCGCTCCCCTGCCTCCTCTCTCCTCTCACGAAAGGCCCCTATAAATGGCCGGTTCTCTGAATAAAGTTCAAATCATAGGCCACCTCGGGCGCGATCCCGAGGTCCGAAATTTTCAAAACGGCGGCAAGGTTTGCAATCTGCGCATAGCGACCTCGGAAAAATGGAAAGATCGCAACAGCGGCGAGCAAAAAGAGCGCACGGAATGGCACGCGGTGGCGATCTTTGCCGAGGGTCTGGTCTCGATTGCGGAGAAATACTTGCGCAAAGGATCGCAAGTCATGGTCGAGGGCCAGCTTGAAACCCGAAAATGGCAAGACCAGGCGGGCAATGACCGCTATTCCACCGAGATAACCTTGCGGCCCTATCGCGGCGAAATTCTCTTGCTCGGCTCGGCGCCTGATAACTCGCGCGGCGGGGGCGGCGGATATGAAGATCGCGGTGCGCCCTCCTCGGGCGGTCCGGCGTCCGGCTCGGGGGGCCGATCCACCCCGCCGCCCTCCGATATCGACGACGAAATCCCCTTTTAACTTTTGCGCCCTGGAGGCTTTGCGATGACTTTTTCCCCTGATCCTCGGGTCGATCTTGCGCGCCTTGTGCCGATGTCCGAGGCGGTCCACCGCCTCGGGCTGGCCGATATGCGCCGCGACGGGCGCGAGCTTGTCGGGCCTTGCCCGGTTTGCGGAGGCAAGGATCGCTTTCAAGTAAATGTGACATCGGGGGTGTTTTTCTGTCGTCAATGCCCCGACGCGCGCGGCGACGCCCTGGCACTTGTCGCGCATGTCATGGGGTGCGATTTTCTAGGCGCGGTTTCGTATCTGGTCGGCGAGCGGGCGGTTGAGGTCACCCCCGCCGAAATCGAGCGCCGCCGCCGTTTGGCCGATGTCGCGCGCAAAAAGGCCGAGGGGATTGCGGATGATTTCCGGGCGCGCGCGATCAAGGACGCGGTGCAAATCTGGACATCGGCGACCCCGGCTCTTGCCTCGCTTGTCGAGGAGTATCTCGCGCGGCGCGGCATCCCGCGCGCGGTGATCGCAAGGGGCCTTCCGTCCTCGCTTCGGTTCAAGGCCGATCACCCTTACGTTCGGCGCATTGGCGGCGATCTTGTGACGCTGCACCGGGGGCCTTGCATGGTTGCCGCGATCCAGGGCCGCGACGGTCGTCTCTCGGCGGTTCATCAAACGTGGCTGGACCTGAGCGCAGAAAAAGGCCGCGCCACGATCAAGCACGGCGCGGTGGATTTTCCGTCAAAATTGATGCGCGGCTCGAAAAAGGGCGGCGCGATCCGGTTGTCGCGCTCTGCCAAAAACGGGCATTGTGCCCCGCGCGCCCTTGTCATGGGCGAGGGTATCGAGACGACATTCTCGGCGCTTGCTTGCGACGTTATCCCCGGCGCTGCCTATTGGGCCGGGGCCGATCTTGGCAATATGTCGGGCGTGATGGAAAAGGGCGCGCGGGGGGTTCCCGATCTTTCGGACCTCGCCGCCTTTGTCCCGCCGCCTTGGGTCTCGCGCCTGGTTTTCATTCAAGACGGCGATAGCGCCCCCGCGCCGACCCGCGCGCGCCTGGAGGCCGGATTGCGCCGCGCGCGACATTTTCTCCCCGATCTTATCACCCAGATTGTCCACCCCGGCGCCGGGGTCGACCTTAACGACGTTCTAAGGGGCGGCTAAAAAATGGATACTCAAGACAATATTCGGGCGATGTTTAGCGCCGCCGAGGACATCGACCCCCGCGCCGCCGATGCCCCGCGGCCGCCCCCCGAGGCGCCGGTCGAGGAGGGGCCGACAACGATAGAGCGGTGCGCGCTTCTGCCCTTGAATGACTACGGCAACGGGTGCCGATTTATTGAGCATTTCGGCGAGGATATTATTTTCGCCCCTCGCGTCGGGTATTTCCGGTGGACTGGCAAGGTGTGGCGCCAAGATGAGGACAAGCTACTCGTTCGATCTTTGGCCCACAAAGTCGCCGATTGTATCCTTGAGGAGGTGCAAGCCTTGGCGCTTGAGCCTTGGGAAATCGACGCGATAGGCGCGCAAGGGTCCGCAAAGGTCGAGCTTGCCGCCTTGACTAATAAAGAGGATTTGACGGGCGCCGAACGGCTTCGGATAAAGGCCCTCCGCGAGACTGTCGAGTTAGGAGACGCGGCGCGCAAGGCCCTCGGCACTCGCAAGCGCGCGCATCGCCAGCACGCAAAAATGGCCGGAAATACCGCCTCAATCAATAACATGCTGACCGAGGGCCAGGTGCAAGTTGCGGTCCCGCTTGAGGATATGAACACCGACCCGCTCGCGATCAATACCGAGTCCGGGGTGATCTATTTCAGAAAAGAGGCTTGCCCGGTAGAGGCCGCGCGCGACCGTCATGTCGAGGTGTGGGGGCATGTTCTTGAGCCTCACAAGCGCGAAAATCGTATCTCGAAAATGATGCCGGTGGACATCGACCCCGCCGCGACCTGTCCCGAGTTTCTCAAGTTTCTAACTCAGATTATGCCCTCGGAGGAAATGCGCGATTTTATCCAACGGTGGTTTGGCTATACGCTCACCGGCCTGACGACCGAGCAGAAACTCGCGTTTTTTCACGGCGGCGGGCGCAATGGAAAATCGACCCTTGTCGATGTTATCGCGCGGATAATGGCGGATTATGCAACAACGGTGCCGATTGAAAGTCTTACCGGCGCGGATCAAAGAAAAGGGTCGGACGCCACCCCCGATCTTGTCCGGTTGCCAGGCGCGCGCATGGTTCGCGCCTCCGAGCCTGAGCAAGGCCAGCGGATGAAAGAGGCTATAATCAAGGCGCTTACCGGCGGCGAGCCGATCTTGATAAGACGGATGCAACAGGAATTTGTTGAGATCACCCCCGAGTTTAAGCTCACAATCTCGGGCAATCACAAGCCGGACATTCGCGGCTCTGATGATGGTATTTGGCGGCGCGTTCTTTTGGTTCCCTTCGAGGTTCAAATCCCCGAGGCGGATGTCGACATGTTTTTATCTGGTAAGCTCTGGGCAGAGCGCGCGGGGATTATGAATTGGCTACTTGACGGCGCCCTTTCTTATCTGTCGAGCGGATTGCGCGCGCCGGGGAGCGTTATTGACGCGACAAAGGTTTACCGCGAGGAAAGCGACCCCTTGCGCTTTTTCCTGCAAACCGAGTGCGACATCACCGGCGCCTCCGAGGATTTTATCAAAGCGCGCGACCTGATAGCGGGCTTTCAATACTGGCAAGCCGAGGCGGGAAATGATCCTTATGGCAAGCGCCATGTGTCGACGCAATTAAGGCAAAGGGCAGGCACTCACAAAGACCCCGAGACCGGCGCGACGTTCTCGCCGCTCAAGCGGTCCGATACCGGATATGTTGGGATTAAGTTCAAGCCTTCTTTCGAGGTCTCTTATGCTCTGCACCGCTCGGGCTTGAATAGAGGGGAGGGCGGCGATTATGCTTAATCCTGCCCCCGCCGCCTTGCCCCCTAAAATCGGGCGCCCTGGCATCCCGGTCACGATCCGGGGGGTATTTTATGAAAACATGAAGCTCGCCGCCGAGGCCCTCGGGGTCGGCGAGGAAACGGTCCGCACGGCGCGCAAGCGCGGCGCGCGCTCTTTGCAAGGTGTGGGCTTGCGCGGGCGCTTTGTGCCGATCACGGTCGACGGGGTGGTCTATGAAAGCCGGGCGGATGCGGCGCGCGCGACCGGCTTGTCTTATGGCGCCTTGCGCTCCTTTGATGCGCGCCCCGATCTTGTGGCGCTTGTTGCGGCGGTGGTGGGTCGACATCCGGTCGCGCCTCCGCCGGGCGATCCTGAGACCGATTGCGCCGAATGTTGCGAAATGATCCTCGCGGCGATACGCGGCGCGGCGCGCCGGGGCCACTCGCCCGAGGCGATAGCGCGCTCTGTCGAGGCTCTGGCGCGAGCGGGCGCTTTGCGCGGCGCGGCGGGTTCTTTGGGGGGTCTGCTATGAGCCGTCAAATTATCGGCGCGACTTTTTGCTCTGGCATCGGCGCGCCCGAAATGGCAACGCAAGCGCCCGACGGCACCTCTTGGGTTGATTGGCGTTTGGCGTCTGAAATTGAGCCTTTCCCCCGCGCGGTTCTTTGTGATCGCTTCGGCTACAAGCTGCCCGAGGAGCACAATCAAGGGGAGGCCCTTTTGTGGGGGGATTTTACAGAAGTCACCCCGGATTTGCTGCGCCGGCGCGGCGTTCCCCTCCCCGATCTAATTGTCGCCGGAACCCCTTGTCAGGATTTTTCCCTCGCGGGCCTTCGGGCTGGCGTCTCTGGTGATCGTGGAAACCTAACCTTAAAATTTGTGGAGTTATGTCATGCAATTGTCGATGTTCGACCAGATAGAAAACTCGCCGTCTTGTGGGAAAACGTCCCCGGCGTCCTGTCCGATCCAAAAAACGCCTTCGGAAATTTCTTGGGCGGGCTTGTCGGGGCAAATTCTGCCCTGTGTAACCCAGGAAGGGACGGGTGGCCCTGTGAAGGTATGGTTGAGGGACCAAGGTCACGGGTCGCTTGGAGGGTTCTCGATGCTCAATACTTCGGCCTTCCCCAACGTCGGAAAAGAGTCTTTGTTGTTGTTGATTTTGGAGGGGCGGTCGATCCCGCAAAAATACTTTTTGAGCCAAAGGGCTTGCAAGGGGATTTTGCGCCGGGCCGAGAGGCGCGGCAAGACACTTCCCCGCGCGCTCGGCGTGGCGCTTCACATTGGAGCGGCGGACCTCACCCTACCCTAAGCCAATCAAATAGTTCTGGGGGAATTGGTTCGAGTAATCAGGAAATCTTTAGTGGCGGCTCTGGGCTTGTCAATAATGCGCTCGATAGAGCGCCGAGTGAGTGGCCGGGGCGCATTGCCTCAACGCTTAACGCGGCCTTTGGCGATAAGCTCGGGCTTGATAATCAGCATATAAATTCGGGCGCTCCTTTATTCGTTTCTCAAGCGTGGGATTTACGAGGCCGCGAGGATGGTGCGCAATTTGAGGGGCCGAGTTCCGTTTCGCGTATTAGGCGCTTAATGCCCTTGGAATGCGCGCGCTTGCAAGGGTTCCCCGACGATCACACCGCGATAGTTTACAAGGGGAAATCCGCCCCGGATGGTGTGAGATATAAAGCCTATGGCAACTCTATGGCGGTCCCTTGTGTCGGTTGGATACTCGACCGGATGCGCAAGGAGTTAGCTCCTTGACCTCCTGCCCTCCCCTATCCCCCCGCGCGCTTTTTTGCCATATTTGCCGCGCTCCTGTCGCGCCGTTCTGGTTCCGGCGCCCTGGCCGGTTCCTTGATATCCCCGAGGCGCGCCGGGTTTATCTGCGCTCTTGCGCCGGGTGTTTGCCTGTCGCGGTCGCGCGGTGGGAAGCAAAGTTTTTGCCGGTCGGCGCCCGGCTCGCCGCCTCCGCCGATCCTGCCCCCGCGCCTCCCCCGCGCTCCCCCGCGCCCCCTGGCCCT